AAAGGAAAGAGTTTGCTAAGAGTTGCCAGACCATAGTCTAGGCTCCTCCGCCCATCATTTTGGAAACAACAAAAAGAACAATAATTGCTACAATCGCAGCTTTAATCCAGTCCTTGATCGACCAGTCCGACCACTCCTTTAAATGTGCCCATAAATCTTTTAATAAATTCATACGACCTCCTTTTTTAAGATGGCTAACTTACATTATGTTCGCAATTTTTGCAATCACATGATTGACAAGAACCACCATTACTACAATGGCAGCCATGTTCGCAATTTTTACAATTTTCCATCTCTGCTTCTTCTTTTCTTTTTAATATCCATCCATATCTTGCACTATAGTGTGCAGCGACATTAGAAGGATAATCCATCAGAATACGCCTTTAAAGGGAACTTTTTTAATTTGCATTTTACTGCGCTGTCCTTTTGGTCCACCACCTAAATTGTCTATTTTTGTTGGTCCTTGAACTCTCAGTGCTGCTGTTGAAGGAGCATAAGCTTTATTTACAGTAGGGCCAGCATAGGGATTTAGATCGTTGGAGTCGGACATTTTAGCATTTGGATATTTTGATCCATTAATGTATTTGGGTTTTGGGTTAGTTACCATGTCATCTCCTTAATGTATTGTTGGTTTATTTTCATCTAATTCTTGTAAAGCATGTTGGACAAAGAGTAAAGTCTGGTCTTCATCATAACCTTGTCCTTGAAATAATTCTTTTACTTTAACCATTAAAGCTTCAGTCATAATTAAAGCACATTGACGATTCTTAATATTATTTCTAATAAAATTATCTAATTCTCTTAGATAAGCATCAAAAATATCTTGAGTCGTAATTGTAGTAATTAAGGTATTATCCACCATTTTTTGTATATTGAAATCCTGGGCCTTTTCCATTTTGTTTAAATTTCTTCAAATTAACATTAGCTCTTAATTGAGCGATATCTTCTTGAGAATCAATACGGGCTCTATCTATTTCATCCTTTTGTTGTAATTTTTGTTGTTCAAAACCAAGTTTAGTTTGATCAAATTGTAGTTTAGCTTGATCATTCATAGCTCTTTGTTGTAATTCTTGTTGTTTTAACTGAATAACAGGATCAGGTTGTCCTTCCCCACTCATTTGAGATTGAAGTTGTTGTGTTTCACCCAAGAACTGTGCTTCGAGAGCAGCAATTTGTGATTGAGTCATTTGTTCTAAATCTGCTCCTTCCGCTACTTGTCCCATTTGTTGTTCGGCTTGTTCGATCTGCATTGCCACAGCTTCTTTGGCTTTTAATGTAACATGCTCTAAAATGTGCTTGTTTAAATCAATAGAAATTTGTGGCATAATTTGGACAATAGGAGAAAGACCAAAAGAAATATGAGCTTGTATATGAGCATCATGATTTTGACCTTCATATGCCTCAATTTTGTCTTGATCTATTAATTTTTGATTTTCTTGTGTTGGGCTCATTGGTTCTGGTTTTTCTAGTTTCATAATTTTGTCAATATCTTTAACCCCAAGAGCTTCATACATACGCACATACGCTTCTTTCACATTATGTAATTGTGGCGCACTTGTAGCAAGTTGTAGTTGTGTTTGTGCTAATTGAATTCTTTGTGCCATTGAAAATATATTGGGATCGGCAACAGGAATAATATCAACACGTTCATCAAAATCGGTTTGTTTAATTTGTCTATCACCTCCAACAACCGCATAAGGGTATTCTGGTGGAAGATACGATTGAATAATATTAGCTAATAACTTAAATTCTTTTTGCATCGAGTAATACATTCTTTTGTGAATACTACTCATGATACGTGAACCACGTTCTAATAATGCAATAGTCGTTCCAACAGGTGCTCCTTGATTTGCATCTCCTACTTGCATGTCAGCTACTTGAGCAAAACGTTGACCCGCTTGTACGACAAATCCTAATAAATTAAATAATGTAGTAGAAGGTTCCTTATAAGGAAGAGGCATTAACCCTTCTCTAATAGCTCCCGATGGTGCATCCACATCTCTAAATTCCCCTGGTTGTAAAGGGCTATCATTGTCGGCGATCCGTAGACCACGTGTCTTGAAACCTGCAGGAAGATTCGATAAAGTTCCAGCATCAATCAATTGACGTAGAGCTTGTGTCGCTGTTCGTGATAAACCACCAATTAAATGAATTAATCCAAATCCATAAAATCCTAAACCTGGTAAAAATTTAAAGTGAACAAAATATTGTTTTTTCTTAAAGAGCTCATCACCTTCTTCATAATTACGGCGAATAGATAAAACTTTACCAGATTGTTCATCAAGTGTCACAATGTAAGGAAGTTTAATTCCTGTTGGTTCTCCTGAAGAATCTTTATTCTCATACCCCTCCAAGTCTAAATCAACATGCATTTCTAACAAGGTAATCATATAAGATTCCCCTGTTTGCTGAATACCATCTATTTGATCAATTTTTCCTTGTATATTAGCAGCATTATAAGTTGGATCTTGAGAGGTTGGATTAAGTTCAATATCTCGATAAAATCCTGCTACTTGTTTTTTTCGAATATCATTTTCTGATTGTTTTACCACATGTGTAATTCTTTCACAGGAATCTAAATCGGTTGCTGTGTAAGGAACAATTAAATCTTCGGCTGGAACAAATTTAGAAACCGCACGGTCTAGCTGTGCATCGTAGTAAACTTTTTTAAATGTCGATCCTGAGAGCGGTAAATAAAAAAGCATCTGATCGAGTTCAGGTGTGTATTCTTCCATCACATTAGTGATTTGATAATTCATAAATTCTTTAACGCGTTGTGCTTGTTGGTACACTTCTACTGATTCTTTTCCCATGACACGCGTTCTTACAGGTCCATCGGAAGGCATTAATTCTTTAAATGCAGTGGAACTAAATTGAGTTACTGCTTCAGCAAGTAAAGGATGAGTTACACCACTTGCACCACGAAACGGTCGTGTTCTATCATCATATTTAAATCCTAGTAAATCTAATCCTTGAACATATGTTTGGGACCATTCATCACGAGAAGCTTTATCATTTTCATATTCTTCCATTAAGTTAGAAGAAATGCGCCCTAGTTCAGCGTCCTCCATTTTTTCTGATAAGTTGCAATAAAAGTCTTCCGCGTCTAACGGTTCATCGGACACGGTTACTTCTTCGGAAACAATTTCTATATCTACTGGTTCTTCGTTTTGAATTGCATCTTCAATTGTCTCCCCTACAACTGATTGTATCTTTTGATCTATATTATTTTCAGCCATAATTTTTTATACCCTAAGTGTGTTAATAAATCCACCAAAATGAAATTTTGGTATTTCGATAGAACCGCCTACTTTTTTCTTTGTTATTTTTTTGGTGGTGTCTGTGATTGTTGTTGATTCTTCTTGGAGGAGTCTGGCGAAGAACTGCGTAAGTTGTTTTGCAAGATTATAGATGTTTGACCTGTCTCCACCTTCGGCAGTTGTTCTGGTGTCTTTACTAAAGTTGTCGATAAAACTTTGCCCATTTTTTATTTTAATCCAATCATTTGTTAGTTTCTCTAATTCTACTTCAGATATATAGGTATTAACATCAAAATCCAAGTCTTTTATAGCTTCATTAAGACCTGTTTTAGTAAATTCTTGTATATAAGGCAACACATCGGCTTTTTTTATTCTTTTTTCTTTAATAGCCTGACTAATAGCATCCTTATCTATAATAATCCTAATTCCTGGTTCCCCTTGTACAACAACGGGCTGATAGCCTCTAAATATCTGAGCAGGATCATTATTTATTATTCTTTCAAATAAAGATTTTAATGTATTACTATCACGTAAATTTGTATCACCTGCTTCAATAATATCTAAAGCAAAATGTTGTGGATTTTTGGTAAGATCTTTGGCTGTATTTACCCATACCTCTGTTTGGTTTAACAAAAACCCTAATTTAGCGGCAGCATCTTTTGCTGCTTCTTTCGAAATATAAGCTTCTTGCACGGTTAATGGATTTTGATACAATTCCCATCCACCTGTGCCGTGCACATTCCCACTAAAATCTACTCCTGTTAATTCATTTACCATCTCTATAGCTTTGGCAGTTATTTTTTCACTTATTGTAAATTTTTTATCATCATCAAGTTTATTATATTTTTCGCCGTATGTTATTTGCCAAGGGGATCCTTCTCCAGGATCTACTTCCATAGAAATACGACGTAAGTTTCTATTTAATGCTTTAAAGATATCACCACTTTGATTTCCCTCCGCATACATGTTTGTTAAATTCATCCATCCAATCGCTTGTATCTCCGATGGTTTCCAATCACTCTTACCCATCCATTTTTTCTCGTTCAAATATTTTGTTAATCCCTGTCCAAAGAGAGCTCTGTTTTCATATTTCGTTCCTGTTATTCCTCCTTGTCCAAAATCTGTTTTTATATCTTCAGGAATAATATATCCTAACTTTTCTAAATGGTTTAAATATGTTTGATCCACGAGACCCGTATCGCGTGCCGTGTGGACATCAACAACAAAAGGTTGCCCACCACTACTGCTATCCCCCATCCAACTTCTCGAATTTTTATTTAATCCTGCATCAATAAAATCAGAAATTTTAGGGCCAATGC